GATCTTTGCTGAATCAAAAACACCTTCTTTTCTCCCCCCATCCCCGCCCCAGGCTAAACCGCCTTGGGCTCCTGTATTTGGTGTTCCATATGCATATGCATTAGGATTAAATAACCATGCTCCTGGAGTACCAGTTGCGTGCTTTCCTGTAATTGCTTTATAAACAACTGAAATAGTTTTACTAATAGAATCTGGTAAATGCATAAATTGAGTTATTGCTCTAATAGCTGCATTTGAGTTACTTACTGCATTATTACTGTTGGCTTTCAAATACTTTGTAGGATTTGGCAAATTCTTATATTTATTAACTGCATTTGAAGCTCCTACTGCTTTTGAAACAGCATCAATATTATTACCTTTAAAGATTTTTAAACCTGGATCAACTTTTTTATAGTTGTTTAATGCAGTTGAAGCCCCTGTTACTTTACCAATAACATCTTCATTGTGACCTTGTAAATTTTTTCCAGCAGGTTCTTTTTTGTTATATTCATTAATTTTGTTAATTGCAGTGTCAACTTTTCCATTAATATCAGAATTATCAGTAATTAACTTCTTAATTGATACAGGTAAAGAGTTCCAAATACCTAATTGTTGTAATATTTCTGCAACATTTTTTCCGCTTTCTGCTGCGTCAATAATTAATTTCTTTTGACTAGGTGTTAAATTTTGATATTGTTGGATATCTTGCAAAGTTAAAATTATCTTGTTATGTGCATCTGCATTATCAATAAATAATTTCTTTTGTTCAGGAGTCAAATTGTTCCAAGTTTTTAAATCCTGTAAAGCACTATAAATTTCATCCTTATTTTTAGCAGTAACAATGAGTTCCTGTATTTTAGGACTTAGGTTATTCCATTGATTAATATTATCCAGCGAAGAAAAGAGTTCTTTCCCACCTTTGGTAGCAATAACTGCTTTCTTTTCTGAAAGAGAAAGCGAATTCCATCTTTGACTTTCAAAAATTGCTTGTGCTAATAATGACTTCGCATTTGTAGTCATCTTTGCATGTTTTTCGATAAACTGAATATTTTTCCAACCTTTTTCAGAATTTACTGCTTCTAAAAGTGTTTGCTTAGCATTAGTAGATACCTTTCCTGTTTTAGGATCTAGCACCATACTGTTCCATTCATGTGCAGCTTCTTTTTGAGCTTTTGTCAATTTACCAGTTTCAGATAAAATAGTGTTTCCAGATTTCTTTGTTGCACTTTCCATTTTCTTATAGCTATTAATATAAGATTGTGCAATTGAATCACTTGTAATTCCAAAATCAGTTTTTAAATTTTGCGCAATTCTTTGCCAACTATATCCTTGATTACGCTGTAAATTAATATAACTATTAATAAATTGTTCTTCTTTATCTTGAAAATCTTTAGAAACTTTAGCTTTTGCAGATGTATATTGGTCGTAAGAAATTAAGTTATCATCATATGCTTTCTTTAACTCATCTAAAGCAGATTTTTCTTTATCTCTACTTTTAATAAAGGCATCTGTAATTGAATTTTGCATTTCTGCAAATTTTTTAGTGCTTAATTTCCCAGTAAAAGTTCCTTCTAAAGCTTGTAAAACTTCTTGTTGCTTAGTTTTACTAATATTAAGCGTTTGAACATAGCCTTCCATCATTTCTTGGTTCAAATTTTGCAAAGTAACTTTTACATCACCTGCTATTTTTTCGTGATTTTTTTGTGCATTAGAAATAATAGTATCAGCTTGTTTTTGAGCTTCTTTAACGGATTTTAAACTATTTTGAGCATTCTTTTCATAATCGTCAGCCTGTTGTTTTAAATACTTACCAGCACTCCCACCTACTTTTTGACTTAATTTTTCAAGTGCTTTCTTTTGTCTTTTAACGCTATCTTCAGCGCTTTTAGCCATTTCATCAAAAGATTTCTTTATTTCTTCTGTATTTTGTTTAGTATTTGAAACATTATCGTTAAGTGCATCATTAGTTTTAACCGCATATTCTTTATATTTAGAAGCAACATTATCTACTACAGGACCAACAGTTGTTCCCCAATGTTGAACTTCACGATTATTTTCATTCAGTCGGTCCACAACTGGTTTTAAAGCAAATTCCCATGTTGCCCATGCCGCTCCTGCTGCTATAACACCTGCTGCTACATAAGGTAATGCAGCTGTTATTGTTGCAAGTGAAGGTATTAAAGCGCCTAAGCCTGCTCCTCCTGCTGCTTCAGCTCCTGCTGTACTTGCTAAAGTTAAACCAGTTGCGGCTTCTGTTCCTGCAGTTCCTGCTGCAGTTAATCCACTTGCTACTTTAGTTGCACCTTCAGCTGCTTCTGTTGCTCCACCAAATAGTTTTTGCCAAATTGAAGCTTTACTTCCTGCTTTTAAGATTCCAAGAGTATCAGCTAAGCTTCCAATTCCTTTACTTAATTTACCAATTGCTTCGATAGGACCAGCTATAAAACTAGTAACAGGTTTAATCGCTGCATAAAATAATGCGAATTTAACAATCGCTTGCTGAGTAGAAGGATCTAATTTTCCAAAAGCTTTAGCCATATTGCCTAAGCCTTGTACAACTGGTTCTAAAGCTGGTAAAACATTGCTTCCTACTTCAATGGCTACTGCATTTAAAGTTTGCTTGAACCTTTCCCACTTAGCTTGTGGAGTATTATTCATTTCTTTGGCAATTCTTGCAGTAACACCAGCTGCTGCATTACCTTCTTTTTGATATTCTCTAAATTCAGCTGCTGCAGATTTACTACCAGCTTTTGATTTTTGGAAGAGGGCAATTGCACTTTGACCAGTTTTACCAAATGCTGCATTTAGTAAAGACATTTGTTCTGTTGGTGTCTTATCTGCTAAAGCTTTACTTACTCTATCGATGATGTCTGGTAAATCGATACCCTTCTTTTTAATCTCATCAAAACTAAGTCCAATAGCTTTAAGGTGAGCTCTATTAACCTTGGTATCCTTTGTCAAAGTTGTAAACATTTGACGTAAAGCAGTACCAGCTGTTGATGCTTCAACACCTTTGTTGCTCATAATACCTAATGCAATTGCAGTATCCATGAATGATACATGAGCAGCAGCTGCTGTTTGTCCTACATAGTTCAAACCAGTAGATAAATCTGCATAACTAGAAGCAGTCGCATTGGCTACATAGGTTAATCCATCAGTAACCATACGCATATTCTTAGTTTGTTGAGCAGCGGTATCTGCCTTTAATCCGAATGCTTCAATAACTGAAGCAGATGATTGCATAACAGTATTCATATCTTCACCAGATGCTTTTACCGCATCAAGTAAAGCAGGCATAGAACCCATAACTTGATTAGTAGTAAAACCACGTCTGATTAATTCCATCATAGAATTATTAATTTCAGTTGTGGATACACCATACTGTTGTGACCACTTAAGGGAAGCATTGCTCATTTGCTCCATTTCGCCTCTAATGGATGAGGTGATTCTACCTGTATTAGAAAGCAATGGCCCAATTTGAGCAATCTGAGATTTAAATTCCATAGCTTTGTTAGCGGCACTTGTCAAAGCACCACCTACTGCCATAGTTCCACCCCAAGAACCAACATTTTTCAATTTTTCAGCAACGCCTGTTAATTTATTTCCAAAATTAGTGGCCTTTTCAGATAATTGCCCCCAACCAGATTGATATTTGACCATCTGTTGATAAGAAGTAACCATTGATTGTTTTAAATTATCAATCTGTAGTGCAGTTTGAGATAGGTTATTAGCTCTACCTACTAACTGTCTTTGAGCATCAACACCGCCACCTTTTGAAAGAGCATCTTGAGCTTCTTTAACACTTTGAGTTAAGTATTGATATCTTTTGTTTAACAGCTCCAACTGCGAAGATTGAGCTTTAAATAAAGTGTTAGCTGTTCCTTTACCCCAGCCATTATTCATTCGCTCTTGTAAAGTGCCGATTAATTTAGCTGTTCTACTAATCTGACTTTTTAAAGCAACAGCATTAGTAAGAAAAGGCTTGATATCTAAACCAATTTGAACGGATAAATGCCCTAAATTTCCATCTGCCATCATTTACCTCCTTTCCTACTTATTTGCAAATGGATCTGAAAAAATGCCTGGAAAAGCTTGGTCTAAAGTAGTAAGTTCATCACTACTTTCAATTTCTCTGTCAAGTTTCTTAGGGTCCTGCATTGAATCGACAAAAGTCTTGAATTCCAGTGGACTCATATTTAAAATCTCAGAAATCTTATAACCAAGTTCTTTTTCCATCGTATGGATTAGTTTCAGAAACTTCTTAAATGACCTAATCACCTCATCAGGTGTTACTTTTTTGGGGATTCTTCACCACCAACTACACCTTGAGCCTTTTCAAGAAGTTTAGGCAAAAGGACATTCATAAATGCTGGATTTAAGCCATTTTTACATTGATCATAAGTAAATTGATTTTGGAAGTAAGCAACAATAAATTTGATATTAGCTTCCATATACTTATCAACATCTTTTGGCTTAATTTCTTCTTTCTTATTGAAGTTGGCAGATGCATAAGTAAGATAACCAGCATTTGTATAATCAGTTAAGTTTAATGGCTTTTTAGCAAGGTCTCTTTCAAAGGTTTCTTCTTTACCATCAATAAATAAAACAATCTTGTCTTTTTTCATAAAATTATTTCTCCTAATAGTAGCCGCCTGCTGAGCATACTGTTTATTTCATAAGCGACTAAAAATTATTATTCTTTAGGTTCTTTGTGTTCTTCCTGTTGTGATTGTTGAGGAGCCGAAGCTTGACTAGCTACTCGGATTCAACTTAGCCTTAACCTTTGCCCATGCTGCAGTTAATTCACTATCATTCTTTGGAAATACTAAACTTCTGAATGTTGCTAAATCAAAGTCTGGATCACTTTCATATCCAATAAGCATGATTTGCTTAGTATCACCAACAGGCTTCATAATAAATTCACCTTCTACTTCTTCAGTAGCTGGATCAGGAGCGCCTGACCCTAAGGTCTTGCTTTCACCAGAAGGGAACTTAAAGCGTCCTTCTAAGCAGGCTACCCATACGTTCTTGCCTGACTTAGCAAGTTTGCTTGAATATAGTGAAGCAACAGGGTTAGGTAAGGTCTTTTCTCCATAAATTTCAGTACCTAAAGCATATTGAACGCCTAACATTAATCTTTTAACTTCAGGAGTAATGAAGTAGTTATTGATAGTTTCAGTAACCTTTTCAATACCTGAGGACAATGAAAGGTATGGTCCATTATCTGCTGAAAGTGTAGCATTTTCAGAAGAAATTGAAGTCTTAATTTGTGTAGTACCTGGTAGCTTAACAGTTTCTCCTACTACAAAACCTGCATCATCTAATTGAGCAAATTCAAGGTTTTCAACCCCAATTTTTGCTTCGCCTCTATAATTAACCATTAATTATTCCTCCGTTAATTCAATACCGTGTACATAAATACGGCATATATATAATTTGTTTTCTGGATTGTCCTGACTCGCTTCTCTATCTGGTTCATAGTCCACGTTATAAAGTGGATAATTAATATCGATAAGGATTTTTTCAATAACTGGTTTTAGTTCTTCTAGTTGAGCTAAACTTTTAACCCAAAAAGAAACTAAAACACTTGGCTTTTCTGCAAAATATTGATTATCTGCGCTACGCATTGTTGCTTGAATATGATTAATTCTAATGATTGGCGCATATTGTGCTGCTTGAAATTCTTCAGGAATCTGGTCATTAAAAATCATATTTTCATCTTCAACTTCACTTTCACGCATACTAGTCATCATAGAGATTAGCGTGTCATTTCCTATAAGTGTTTGATAAATTTTCGAAGTAGCTAACATCACTTAGTCCCCAACGTTTCTCTAAAAGCTTCAGTAATTGCTTGTTTTATTTCGGGACTCATTTGATCTCTCGTACGTTCACTGAAAAAAGTAGGTGGATTATTCAAAGAACCTGTATCCCAAAAGTGAGCACGCCAAGCTGGTA